AGGCTTTAGACCGTCATACAGGTCGGGGATGGCCCGACCAACGAGCACGGCCATAGAATAGGCCAGGTAGTCATCTTGAACCTGTTTCACCAGGTTAGTGGAAGTGTCTGTCATACTTTTATTATAGGTTGGTTAAGTCTGGAAGTAAACCCCCGAAAGGTAGTGGAAACCGCCCTGCCTGTCAACCCAGAGTAAACCCTTGCTCCACCACTTTTACTGAATAGTTTTCCCTAAGGTTTCGCATCCGAGTTGCCATCCCCTTCCTCCAGCTTGGATTCTGATTACTTCGGTTAGCATTTCTCTCATTCAGAGTTGTTTCATCAGCAACCAAGTAATAAATGGTTACATCCGAACATTCATCACGGAAATAGTCAAAGAACTTGCTATTTGAAAAACGTTCTCCCTCGAAATAAAACTCCCAATCTGCAAACTTCGAATCAGCATTCTTGGCGCTTAGCCACTCTCTGTATTTCGGCCCGCAACCCTTACTTAATCTGTCTGTGCCAGAAAAAACCTGCTCATCATACACACCAGCAATAATAACTTTGTCTTGAGGGTAGATGGTGTAAGCCACCAGACCCTCTTTCTGCACTGTTCCCTCTCCAAGAGTTGCAATAAGTTTGCGAAACACCGTGCTTTTTCCGGCAGCCGGTTCACCGATTAAACCCACGATTTTCATTGTTTTTTTGTTTGTTTGATTTAGTATAAGGCCTGTTTTCGTCAGTAAATCTCTTTCAATTTCTGACGGATATCTTGCATGTCCTTTTCAGCCCGAGCCACCTGAGAATTGTACTCTGTTTGAACATCGGCCAGTGTAATTTCTTTTCGAGCAAAATTTGCTGCCTTTCGCAAATCTTCTGAGGAGTCAACGTACAAGTTTTCACGAAATTTTTCTGTAATAAGCAGCAACCGCTCCGGGTCATGAAATAGGTCAACAGCTGGAATGGCTCCTCTTTTCAAGCAGTTAGGAAGACGAACCGACATAAAAGATTTAACCCATGGTGAGTGATAAATTAACTCAACAGCGCATTGTTTTGAGCAGTATTCCGCCGCTTTCAGCATGTCGCCATCAAAGTCCCGTCTATGGCTATGTCTAGTTACAGAAAAATGCTCGTCCCAGTTGTAACCTAGAGAATAAACCTGATTGTTTTCACACAGATGCTTGAGTCGTCCTAGCCGGTCTATTTTCTTGATACCTGCAACCAGAACATCATAGACAGGGTCCCATTTTCTCTCAGGAATCGTGAAAGGAACAGCTTCCCAAAAATGTCCCCCATGAAGAGTCTCACGACCCCGAGATCGTTTCTCAGGAGGAGCAGTGAGACCCGGCCAAATAATAATCTGCTTGTGTGTATTAACAAACCTCTTAGGATTCGCGTAATCCGCAGGATCATCAATAAAATGGACACTACGTTTGTAACCTCCAAGGTCCGGTCCCACATTATTTTTGGGCCCCATACCGAAAGACACAAGAAAATAGAAACTTTCAGGATCTTCCCAAGGTTTAAGTTGTTGCCAAACCCAGTCAATAGACGGACGGACTAGGCCACCCCAGACAGCACCATCAAAGCCTACGGTAAGGTAATTATTCATTTTTTAGTTAGTTCATGAACGAGGTGAACAACTTGAACTTCGGGCACCATAGCCTCAATAATTGCTTTCTGGATAGGGTCATCCTCGAAGTGAATTGCGATTTTCATAGTTTTCTGCAATTCACGCAGGGTAATCGCTTTGTGAAACCCTGAGATTTCCCGAGTCTTGAGGTGCTCAGGGACAGGGCTAAAGAGGATTTGGTTTTTAATGCCAAATCTTTTGCACCAAGTTTCAGTTTTCTCACGCTCTTCGTACGAGCGTCCTGTGATAATAATGTCCCCCTCGGAGGGGCGAGTTCCGATGTTATCGCCCCCGAAGTAAATCACACCATCAAAATCAAAGCTGTTTACGGTCGTTGGAAATGACCAAGGTGGTAGATACATGCTCAGCTCCGGATTTTGCTCACATTGCTACCAAAAGTGTTCGTGACTTTAAGATTGTCCACATCACGATTAGCCAGTGAAACGCACTCGGCTTTAGCATCAGCGTACTGCATCTGTTGCGGAGGAGTTTTCTGAGTCCAAGCGGAAGGCCCACGCAGAGCGCCAACAATCCCCTCTTCCTTAGCCACTTTGAGATAGCGGATAGCATCAATCACGACGCCAGCCGAGTTCTCGCTGTCCTGCACAGACAGTTTAGCATCAATCTCGATAGGGGCACCACCGAAACCTTCCAGCTCAATGCGGAAGTGAGCCACTTTATTGTCCTTTAGGAAGGGAATCCAAGTAGATGGGCCAGCGAAGAGCGACTCATCATCGACAGGTATACCACGCAGATCGTTCTGGGCACGAATTACGTTCTCTTTCGAGATCTTTTTGCTCGCCAGACGTTCTTGAGACATCATATTGAGAAAATCGCTGTTTCCTCCGATGTTGATTTGCTGGTGGTATTTCACCACTGCTCCGCGATCGAACGCCAACTCTTGGAGCACCTGAGACATAATAGATGCACCGACTTGGCTACGCATATCGTCACCGATAAGCGGCAGACCAGCATCAATGAATTTCTGCTCCCACACAGGGTTAGAAGCGATGAAAACAGGGATACAATTTAGGAACGCCACGCCAGCGTCGATACAAGCCTGAGCATAGAACTCAGTAGCAATCTGAGAACCCACAGGCATGTAGTTCAGTAGGATGTCTGCACCGGTATCTTTCAGTACCTGAGCAACATCGACAGGAGTCTCGTTTGAGAGACGGAAACCATACTTCTCTGGTTGCTCCAGCATATGGTCGCTAACACCGTCAAAAACAGGACCCATTTGAACAACAGGACCATCGGGCACATCGGGGCAAAACACCCGAGCACAGTTTGGTTTGGCAAAAATAGCCTCGGCTACTGGACGACCCACCTTACGGCGGTCAACGTCAAACGCAGCCACGATCTGGATGTCGGCGGGATGATACCCCCCTATCCGTGGGAACATTACACCGGGAATGGTTCCATCGATGTTCTCGTCAAAATCTTTGTAGTACTCAATACCCTGGTAAAGTGACGAGAAGCAATTACCGACACCAGCGACGGCTACTTTAATCTTTTTAGACATAATAGACCTGTGACATTTCAGTTTTTGATAAGCAGACATTGGTCCGGTTAAGAGTAGGTCTGCAATTTTACGGCCCATGGGGTCGTGCTATTATTATACCCGAAAATCAACTTTGTAAACCAAGGTCCAGGGCATAGGTGGATATTTGTTTAAGGATAACTTTATCCGTATTCACACTTGATGTTTTGAGCCACTCAGGGTCAATGCCTATCTCCTCATACAAATCTGGCATATCCTTATAGTCCTGGTGCATGTTAATCATTTGTCCAGTGACAGCACAGAGATTACGCAATGCCTTACTTTCCCGTTGCCCTCTAACCAGTGGGTGATGGTGCAGTATCACCTCCTTGAAGAACGCATCAAACGGGAGTTCAGGCCATTGCTCAGCCAGCCATGTGGCACGAGAAACATGATCCCCCGACGAGTGCCCTGAATAGTCACCCCCTAGCATGAGTTTCTTGTATTGACACAGATGTGACTCCAACAGGTAGTGCGTGAAAGTATTTGCGTGTCTGGGACCCAGGAACTCCAACGACCTACCCATAAGCTCCTGTTCTTTGAAGTTGATCCACTCAACATCAATCTGGGTTATTTTGACATTTTTATTTTTAGCCTCAATCATTTCGTCTCGATTGTAGGCATACATTAACCCTGAGCGAACTGACCAACTGGAGGGGTCAGCAGCTAGCATTGTGTTAGGGCGGATAGGTAACCCCGCTGTTTCTTGCAAACACTGGCAGACCAGCCATGCGGTCATGCGCCCGAATTTATAGAACTTTTCTTTGACCACCGAGTAAACTCGGTTGAAACTTTCGTTCTCGTTACCGTCTACAAGCAAATCCTCAAAGAATTTGGCAATGGACTTGGATGGGCCAATGACACTACGCATTGAAGTAACTTGGTCTGTAATCCGACCTTTATTATATTTGCAGTCTCTAGCGTACCGCTGCCGATGCATGTTGGAAACATTCCACGACTGCATTTTTTCCAAGTCAATTTCCCAGAAATCTGGAAACTCATTGTATATTACCCATGCCATTTCAGTCTGGTATGTCATGCCGAAGATAAGACAATACCAATATGTCTGCTCTTTTGTCATGGGTTTACCAATGACGGACAGTTTAGTCTCCCTATAGATATTGCTACACAGATAATGGTCCAGGTCGTACCAATCCATCCGCCATTTTAGCCAGCGTAGAAAACCTTCTTCGCGATGCTCCGGTTGACGCCAATCAACGAAGGGTTTG